AAACTGCTGAAGATTGCAGCGGCGTAATCATTCAGGGGCGCGGAACCGCGCCCCCTGTTCTGACGGGTGAAGAATCATGATCCTGAAACAAGATCTGAAATGGTCACCGGACGGTATGCGTGTTGAGATCATTCGGGCCGGTGAGTATGAAGATAAAGAATTACCCGAACGGGTACGCGAAATTGCCACTGCAGCAGGGATTGTCTCTGATAAGAGAACACCTGTTGCGCGGGGGGCTGATAAGTCTAAAAAACAGCATTCATAGAGGTTGACCAAATGATGCCCACTCTGGAAGAGCTTCGTGTTCAGTGCCGGATTGATGATGACAATGAACAGGAGAATGCTCTTCTTATGATGTATCTGGCTGCTGCCAGGGAAGAGGTTGAAAAGTTTTTAAACCGGACACTTTACGATGAAACTGTTTCTGAGCAGGATACGACCGGGCTTGTAATAACACCGCTGATAAAGCTGCGTCTTATGCAACTGGTTGGCTACTGGTACGAGAACAGGGAAATGCAGGATGCTGTGCCTGATTTTTTCTATACCGGACTGCGGATGTATCGGTTTCATCCCGGAACATAGGAGGATTCATGCAGGCAGGCAGATTACGTGATCGTGTGGTTATTCTGAATACCACCACCGTTCGCTCTCCGTCAGGGCACCCTGTGGAAACAATGACGGAGGGGGCAACCATATGGGCAGAAGTTAAGGGGATCAGTGGCAGGGAGAGAATATCAGGAGGCGCAGAAACCGCTCAGGCTACAGTGAGAGTCTGGATAAGATTCCGGCGCGATGTGACAGCAACTTCATGTCTGAAAGTGCTGACCGGTGCATTCAAAGGCGCGATTCTGAGTATAGACGGTCTGCCGATACCGGATGCCCGTGCCACCCGGCTTGAGATACTCTGTTCTCAGAAGGGGAATGTGTGATGGATTTCAGTCTTGATTTTTCAGGTCTGGCGGATATTGCACGGGATCTGGAGACGCTCAGCAGGGCAGAAAACAATAAGGTACTGCGCGATGCCACCCGTGCCGGTGCTGAAGTTATGCGGGATGCGGTTGTTGAAAGTGCGCCGGAGCGAACCGGGAAACTGAAGAGAAATGTGGTTGTTCTCACTCAGCGTTCAAAGCGTCGGGGGGAAATTATCTCGGGTGTCCACATTCGCGGACGGAATCTGCGAACCGGAAACAGTGATAACAGCATGAAAGCCAGCGATCCCCGAAATGCGTTTTACTGGCGCTTTGTCGAACTGGGAACGGTAAACATGCCCGCTCACCCGTTCATTCGTTCGGCGTTTGATACGACAGAGGAACTGGCGGCGCAGGTTGCCATACAGCGAATGAATCAGGCTATTGATGAGGTATTAAGTAAATGAGGGAGGCCACACTGTATTCCCTGCTGTCTCAGCTGGCCGGAGGACAGGTTTATCCTTATGTGGTCCCGCTGACGGAGGGAAAGCCTGCGGTATCTCCGCCATGGCTGGTATTTTCTGTGGTGTCTGACACTGCGTCTGATGTGCTTGATGGTCAGGCTGAATCCAGAATTACCGTGCAGATCGATGTCTGGGCGACAGTACCTGATGACGCAGATGATATTCGTGAGCAGGCGCTTGATGCGGTAAGGCAACTGGCACCCTCCGTTATTTCTAAAACGCAGGGTTATGATCCTGATTCCCGTCTGAGCAGAGCCACGCTTGAATTTCAGGTAATAGCCTGAGGTCGTTAATGATTTTACCCACCCGCCGCTGGCGGGTTTTTTTATTTTCAGGAGACGAGTATGTCCTCTAATTTTGAGCGTTCGCAACTGACGAAAATTATGATTTCGTCTGCACCGGTAACAGCAGAAACCCTGGATTCTGCCAGCTATCTTGGCCTGAGCTGTACAATCAAAGAGGTGCAGTTTACCGCAGGACAAAAGCAGGATATTGATGTCACCACGCTGTGTTCTGTTGAGCAGGAAAATATTAACGGTCTTGGTGCCGCGTCAGAGATTTCCATGTCAGGCAACTTTTACCTCAATGCTGCCCAGAACGCGTTGCGCAGTGCCTATGACAATGACACCACGTATGGCTTTAAAGTTATTTTTCCGTCAGGAAACGGATTTACCTTTATGGCAGAGGTGCGTCAGCATACCTGGTCTGCAGGAACCAATGGTGTTGTGGCTGCAACGTTTTCCCTGCGCCTGAAAGGTAAACCTGTGCTGACGACAGAGCCGCTGAAAGTGAAGGTCGATTTAAACAGCACGCTGCAGGTTTTTGCCGGAGCGAAACTCGAAATGATGGTTGAGGCTGCCGGTGGTGTGCCGCCTTATTCTTATGTCTGGAAGAAAGGTGGTTCTCCTGTTTCCGGACAGACGGCGGCAACGTTCAGTAAGGCATCGGCAGTATCCGGTGATGCGGGCGCATATACCTGCGAGATTTCTGATTCAGCAAGCCCGGTTAACAAAGTGACCTCCACTTCCTGCACTGTAACCGTCAGTTAATGAGGATGGGTGTGATGAATAAAAATATCCGTAATCTGGCACTGGCAACGATGTCGGGGTTTCGCCATAAAACCGTTAATGTGCCTGAATGGGAAGGGACAACGGTTGTGTTACGGGAACCTTCTGCAGAAGCCTGGTTGCGCTGGCAGGAGATCGTTAAAGCAAAAGATGATGAGACACCGTTATCCGTTGCGGAGCGCGCCCGCCGAAATCTGGAGGCAGATGTTGAACTGTTCATTGATGTTCTGTGTGATACCGGACTGCAACCTGTATTTTCAGAGGATGATCGTAAACAGGTGATTGCCGTGTATGGCCCGGTGCATGCGCGGCTTCTTCGGCAGTCTCTGGAACTGATCAGTGATGCCGGCGAGGTTAAAAAAAAGTAGCGCTTCCGGGGATGCGTTTTCTGATGATGCTGGCGCTCAGGATGGGGCGCACATTGTCAGAGTTACGCCGGGAAATGTCCGCATCAGAAATCATGATGTGGGCAGAATTTGACAGGTTCAGCCCGCTAGGTGACGAGCGGGCTGATATCCGGGCTGCCCAGATAGTTTCTGCGGTTTACGGTGCGCAGGGTGTCAAAGTACCACTGAATGATGCGCTTCTTCAGTGGGAACAAGAGCAGACAGAAGGCGCCTCAGATCCATTTGCCGGACTGGAAAACGCGCTTTTAACCGTGTCTCAGTGAGTCAACATAACCGCTTCGGCGGTTTTTTTTCGTCCGGAGAATGAGTGTGGCGACATTACGTGAACTGATTATTAAAATCTCGGCAAATTCCCGGTCATTCCAGTCAGAGATCTCCCGGGCTTCGCGTATGGGGCAGGATTACTACCGTACCATGCAGAACGGAGGCCGGCAGTCCGCTGCTGCATCCCGTGAAATGCGGCGTGCACTGGCAGAAGTGACGGATCAGATAAATACAGCTAAATCTTCGGCACTGAATATGGCGGGGGCATTTGCCGGAGCTTTTGCTACCGGTCATCTTATTTCTCTCGCCGATGAGTGGAATTCAGTAAATGCCCGTCTGAAGCAGGCTTCAAAGTCCAGTGATGATTTTCAGGTATCACAACGTGAATTAATGGCAATCAGCCAGAGAACGGGAACGGCGTTTTCTGATAACGCCAGCCTTTTTGCCCGCTCTGCAGCTTCCATGCGGGAGTATGGTTACAGTTCTGAGGAGGTACTGAAAGTCACCGAGGCGATCTCCACGGGGCTGAAATTATCCGGTGCCAGTACAGCAGAAGCCAGTTCGGTGATCACGCAGTTCAGTCAGGCACTGGCGCAGGGAGTGCTGCGCGGTGAAGAGTTTAACTCGGTGAATGAGAACGGCGATCGTGTTATTCGTGCGCTGGCTGCGGGAATGGGTGTTGCCCGTAAGGATCTGAAGGCCATGGCGGATAACGGAAAACTGACCGCCGATAAGGTTGTTCCTGCACTGATTAGTCAGCTTGGGGCATTACGTGATGAATATGCGGCAATGCCTGATACGGTTTCATCCTCTGCAACCAAAGTTGAAAACGCCTTTATGGCCTGGGTTGGTGGTGCGAACGAGGCAAGCGGAGTGACGAAGACGCTCTCCGGTGTGCTGAATGGTATTGCAGGCAATATTGACACCGTGGCAACCGCTGCCGGTGCTCTGGTTGCCGTCGGGGTAGCCCGATATTTTGGCAATATGGCGTCTTCTGCAGGATCTGCAACTGCCGGATTAATTACTGCAGCCAGAAACGAAGTGGCTCTTGCGGAAGCGCAACTTCGGGGGACACAGATAGCAACCGCCAGGGCGCGTGCGGCGGTTTATCGTGCGCAACAGGCGGTTGTTGCTGCTCGCGGTACCGAAAGGCAGGCAGCCGCAGAAGCGAAGCTGACAGTTGCCCAGGCGTCACTTACCCGTAATATTGCGGCCAGAACAGCAGCACAGACAACACTGAATACTGTCACGTCAGTGGGGAGTCGTCTGTTAAGTGGTGCGCTGGGGCTGGTTGGTGGTGTGCCGGGGCTCGTCATGCTGGGAGCGACGGCCTGGTACACGATGTATCAGAATCAGGAGCAGGCCAGAGAATCTGCACGCCAGTATGCCGCAACAATCGACGAAATTCGCCAGAAAACGTCGGCAATGTCGCTTCCTGAAACGTCAGATAATGAAGAAAAGACGCGGCAGGCACTGAAGGAGCAGAACAGGTTAATTGACGAGCAGAAAAGTAAGATTAAATCCTTACAGGAAAAAATTGCTGGCTATCAGTATGTGCTGGCAAACCCGGGCTGGACAACCGATAACGGTTTTATGATTAACCACATGACGTCGGTAAAAACTGTCACAGAAGGGCTTGCAGAAGCAACAAATCAACTGGCAGTTGAACAGTCTCGCCTCACTCAAATGCAGGGCAAAGCGCAATCCATTCAGGATGTGCTTGCCGGGCTGGAGGAGCGACGGGTGGCGTTAATCCGTCAACAGGCGGCAGAACAAAACAAAGCGTATCAGTCCCTGTTGATCATGAATGGGCAGCATACCGAGTTTAATCGTCTTCTCGGGCTTGGTAATGAGTTACTTCAGCAGCGTCAGGGGCTGGTGAATGTACCATTACGGCTGCCACAGGCCATTCTGGATGATAAACAGCAGACTGCGCTGAATAATAGCGAGCGTGAACTGGCTCTGTCCCGCCTGAAGGGGGAAGCCCGTGAGCGTGCCCGCCTGGGTTATGCTGCGGATGATCTCGGCTTTGTGGGAGAGGCGTATCAGGCAGCCAGACAGAATTATATCAATAACTCACTGGATGCCTGGCGAAATAACCAGGCAAATAAACCTAAAACACATAAAAAGACCGAAGCGGAAAAAACAGAAGATATTTATAAACGGCTGATTAAACAGCAAAAAGAACAAATAGCACTGGCAGGGCAGAATACTGAACTGGCCAGGATGAAGTATCAGATCAGTCAGGGCGAATTATCAACTCTGTCAGAAGCGCAGAAAAAAACGCTTTTACAGAATGCGGCACTCATTGACCAGAAAAAGATTCGTGAGCAGCTTGCTGCTTATGAAAGCAGCCTGGCGGACAGTAATGCCAGTGCCCGGGCGTCTAACGATGCGCAGTTGCTGGGATATGGTGAAGGCTCACGGATGCGTGAACGACTCCAGGAAATGTGGAGTATCCGGCAGGCATTTGAGCAGAAAAATAACGAACTCCTGAGGCAGTATCAGACCGGAGAAATTGAAGAAGCCCTGTGGAAACAGGAGAAAGAACTGAATAAAAAATATCTGGAAGAGCGTCTCAGCGATCAGCAGGATTATTATGCAAAGGCCGATGCTTTACGTAATAACTGGAATGCCGGACTCCAGGAGGGACTGACCAACTGGGCAGACAGCGCCACCGATTATGCTTCACTGGCGGCAGATGCTGTCGTTTCCACCATGGACGGGCTGGTATCAAATATTTCCGATGCACTGGCCGGGAATGTTGTGGACTGGAGGAACTGGGGGAGTTCAGTTCTCCAGGAAGTTTCAAAAATTCTGATGAATGCGGCCATTGTTAACGGACTGAAATCACTCTCCGGCGCCGGAGGGTGGTTTGGTACGGTAGGCGGATGGATTTCGGGGGCAGTGGCAAACGCAAAAGGTGGTGTTTACACATCGGCAAATCTGAGTGCTTACAGTAACACCATTGTGGATACGCCGACGTATTTTGCTTTTGCGAAAGGTGCCGGACTGATGGGCGAGGCCGGGCCTGAAGCTATCATGCCACTGACGCGGGCAGCGGACGGCTCTCTTGGGGTCAGAGCCATTGGCAATGTGAATGGTGGCGGCGGATTTGTCTATTCTCCTGTGTATCACATCAGTATTCAGAATAAAGGGAGCAATGGCGAGATAGATACGCAGTCAGCCAGGGGGCTGGCGGATCTGATTGACAGCAGGGTTGTGTCAATTATGCAGTCATCACGTCGGGACGGAGGATTATACAGTGCCTGAGCCTGAAGTTTTTAACTGGATCCCCCGCGAGGGGATGGAGACGACACGAAAGCCATCTGTTATTACGGTAAAGTTCGGTGACGGATATGAACAGCGACGGGCTGGTGGTCTGAATGCGGATCTGAAAACGTTTAAACCGGTGTTTCGTGTCACAGATGAATATTCCCGTGCTGCGCTGGACAGTTTTTTATCCCGTCATGCCGGGATACGTGCTTTTTTGTGGCGTCCGCCAAAACACAACAGAACCGTCCGGGTTGTCTGCAGGGAGTGGAGTATTTCGGATAATGCCATGTATACCGATTTTAACTGTACCTTTGAAGAGGTCACTCACTGATGCAGGATATACAGCAGGAAACACTGAATGAGTGTACAAAAGCGGAGCAATCCGCGCTGGTCGTGCTCTGGGAAGTCGATCTGACAGAAGTCGGCGGAGAGCGTTATTTTTTCTGTAATGAGCAGAACGAAAAAGGTGAGCCGGTCACCTGGCAGGGGCGACAGTATCAGGCGTACCCCATTCAGGGGAGCGGATTTGAGATGAACGGTAAAGGAGCCAGCGCCAGGCCAACTCTGAAAGTCTCTAATCTGCACGGCATGGTCACCGGGATGGTGGAAGATATGCAGAGTCTGGTCGGCGGAACGGTGGTTCGGCGTAAGGTTTACGCCCGTTTTCTGGATGCGGTGAACTTCGTCAACGGAAACATCGAGGCAGACCCGGAGCAGGAGGTGATCAGCCGCTGGCGCATCGAGCAGTGCAGCGAACTGAGCGCGGTGAGTGCCTCCTTTGTACTGTCCACGCCGACGGAAACGGATGGCGCTGTTTTTCCGGGACGTATCATGCTGGCCAACACCTGCACCTGGACCTATCGCGGTGATGAGTGCGGTTATAACGGTCCGGCTGTCGCGGATGAATATGACCAGCCGACGTCCGATATCACGAAGGATAAATGCAGCAAATGCCTGAGTGGCTGTAAGTTTCGCAATAACCTCGGTAACTTTGGCGGCTACCTTTCCATCAACAAACTTTCGCAGTAAACCCATGACAGAAACAGAATCAGCGATTCTGGCGCACGCCCGGCGATGTGCGCCAGCGGAGTCGTGCGGCTTCGTGGTAAGAACACCGGAGGGGGAAAGATATTTTCCCTGCGTGAATATCTCCGGTGAGCCGGAGGATTATTTCAGGCTGTCGCCGGAGGACTGGCTGCAGGCAGAAATGCAGGGTGAGATTGTGGCGCTGGTCCACAGCCACCCCGGTGGTCTGCCCTGGCTGAGTGAGGCTGACCGGCGGCTGCAGGTGCAGAGTGATTTGCCGTGGTGGCTGGTCTGCCGGGGTGAGATTCACAAGTTCCGCTGTGTGCCACATCTTACCGGGCGGCGCTTTGAACACGGGGTGACGGACTGTTACACGCTGTTCCGGGACGCTTACCATCTGGCGGGAATTGAGATGCCGGATTTTCACCGCGGGGATGACTGGTGGCGTAACGGTCAGAATCTCTATCTGGATAATCTGGAGGCCACAGGGCTGTATCAGGTACCGTTGTCAGCGGTGCAGCCGGGCGATGTGCTGCTGTGCTGTTTTGGTTCATCTGTGCCGAATCATGCCGCCATTTACTGTGGTGACGGCGAGCTGCTGCACCATATTCCTGAACAACTGAGCAAACGAGAGAGGTATACCGACAAATGGCAGCGACGCACACACTCCTTCTGGCGTCACCGGGCATGGCACGCATCTGCCTTTACGGGGATTTACAACGATTTGGCCGCCGCATCGACCTTCGTGTGAAAACGGGGGCTGAAGCCATCCGGGCGCTGACCACACAGCTTCCGGCGTTTCGTCAGAAACTGAGCGACGGCTGGTATCAGGTACGCATTGCCGGGCGTGATACAGGTGAAACTGAATTATCAGCCCGTCTTAATGAACCGCTGGCAAATGGTGCCGTAATCCACATTGTGCCGCGTCTGGCGGGAGCCAAAAGTGGCGGTCTTTTTCAGGCCGTGCTGGGGGCGGCGCTGATTGCGGTGGCATGGTGGAACCCCGCAGGTTGGTTGGGTGCCGCGGCTTTATCGGGCATGTATGCGGCAGGGGCCAGTATGATCCTGGGTGGTGTGGCGCAGATGCTGGCCCCTAAACCCAGAACTCCCCGCACACAAACAACGGATAACGGTAAGCAGAACACATATTTCTCGTCACTGGACAATATGGTTGCCCAGGGCAATGTTCTGCCTGTTCTGTACGGTGAAATGCGCGTGGGGTCACGTGTTGTCTCTCAGGAGATCAGCACGGCAGACGAGGGGGACGGTGGTCAGGTTGTGGTGATTGGTCGCTGATGCAAAATGTTTTGTGTGAAACCGCCTCAGGGCGGTTTTGTCGTTTCTGGAGCGTGAGGAATGGGTAAAGGCAGCAGTAAGGGGCATACCCCGCGCGAAGCGAAGGACAACCTGAAATCATCCCAGCTGCTGAGCGTGATAGACGCCATCAGTGAAGGGCCGATTGAAGGTCCGGTGGACGGATTAAAAAGTGTGCTGCTGAACAGTACGCCGGTGCTGGACAGTGAGGGGAATACCAATATCTCCGGTGTCACGGTGGTGTTCCGGGCAGGTGAGCAGGAGCAGACACCTCCGGAGGGATTTGAATCCTCCGGTTCAGAAACCGTTATCGGTGCAGAATTAAAATATGACAATCCGCTCACCCGGACCATCACGTCGGCAAACATCGACCGTCTGCGCCTGACCTTCGGTGTGCAGGCACTGGTGGAAACCACTTCAAAGGGGGACCGGAATCCGTCGGAAGTTCGCCTGCTGGTTCAGATACAACGTAATGGTGGCTGGGTGACGGAAAAAGACATCACCATTAAGGGCAAAACCACCTCGCAGTATCTGGCCTCGGTGGTGGTGGATAACCTGCCGCCGCGACCGTTCAATATCCGGATGCGCAGGATGACGCCGGACAGCACCACAGACCAGCTGCAGAACAAAACGCTCTGGTCGTCATACACCGAAATCATCGATGTGAAACAGTGCTACCCGAACACGGCACTGGTCGGCGTGCAGGTGGATTCGGAGCAGTTCGGCAGCCAGCAGGTGAGCCGTAATTATCATCTTCGCGGGCGTATTCTGCAGGTGCCGTCGAATTATAACCCGCAGACGCGGCAATACAGCGGTATCTGGGACGGGACGTTTAAACCGGCATACAGCAACAACATGGCATGGTGTCTGTGGGATATGCTGACCCACCCGCGCTACGGCATGGGGAAACGTCTCGGTGCGGCGGATGTGGACAAATGGGCGCTGTATGTCATCGGCCAGAATTGCGACCAGTCGGTGCCGGACGGCTCTGGCGGTACGGAGCCGCGCATCACCTGTAACGCTTACCTGACCACACAACGTAAGGCGTGGGATGTGCTCAGTGATTTCTGCTCGGCGATGCGCTGTATGCCGGTATGGAACGGGCAGACGCTGACGTTCGTGCAGGACCGGCCGTCGGATAAGGTGTGGACCTATAACCGCAGTAATGTGGTGATGCCGGATGATGGCGCGCCGTTCCGCTACAGCTTCAGCGCCCTGAAGGACCGCCATAATGCCGTTGAGGTGAACTGGATTGACCCGAACAACGGCTGGGAGACGGCAACAGAGCTTGTGGAGGACACGCAGGCCATTGCCCGTTACGGTCGTAACGTCACGAAGATGGATGCCTTTGGCTGTACCAGCCGGGGGCAGGCACACCGAGCCGGGCTGTGGCTGATTAAAACGGAACTGCTGGAAACGCAGACCGTGGACTTCAGCGTGGGTGCAGAAGGGCTTCGCCATGTGCCGGGTGATGTTATTGAAATCTGCGATGATGACTATGCCGGTATCAGCACCGGCGGGCGCGTACTGGCGGTGAACAGCCAGACCCGGACGCTGACGCTCGACCGTGAAATCACGCTGCCATCCTCCGGTACCACGCTGATAAGCCTGGTTGACGGAAGTGGCAATCCGGTCAGCGTGGAGGTCCAGTCCGTCACCGACGGCGTGCAGGTGAAAGTGAACCGTATCCCTGACGGCGTTGCCGGATACAGCGTGTGGGGGCTGAAGCTGCCGACGCTGCGCCAGCGCCTGTTCCGCTGCGTGAGTATCCGTGAGAACGACGACGGCACGTATGCCATCACCGCCGTGCAGCATGTGCCGGAGAAAGAGGCCATCGTGGATAACGGGGCGCACTTTGACGGCGACCAGAGCGGCACGGTGAATGGTGTCACGCCGCCAGCAGTGCAGCACCTGACCGCCGAAGTCTCGGCAGACAGCGGGGAGTATCAGGTGCTGGCCCGCTGGGACACGCCGAAGGTGGTGAAGGGGGTGAGCTTTATGCTTCGCCTGACTGTGGCAGCAGACGACGGCAGTGAGCGGCTGGTCAGCACGGCCCGGACGACGGAAACCACATACCGCTTCAGGCAACTGGCGCCAGGGAACTACAGGCTGACAGTCCGGGCGGTAAATGCGTGGGGACAGCAGGGCGACCCGGCGTCGGTATCGTTCAGGATTGCCGCACCTGCAGCGCCTGTCACTATTGAACTGATACCGGGGTATTTTCAGATAACGGCGGTCCCGAAACTGGCTGTATATGACCCGACGGTGCAGTTTGAGTTCTGGTTCTCGGAAAAGCGGATTGCCGATATCAGGCAGGTTGAAACCAGCGCGCGTTATCTTGGTACGGCGCTGTACTGGATAGCCGGCAGTAGCAATATCAAACCGGGCCATGATTATTACTTTTATATCCGCAGCGTGAACACCGTTGGCAAATCGGCATTCGTGGAGGCTGTCGGTCAGGCGAGCGATGATGCGGAAGGTTACCTGGATTTTTTCAAAGGCCAGATAACCGAATCCCATCTCGGCAAGGAGCTGCTGGAAAAAGTCGAGCTGACGGAAGATAACGCCAGCAGACTGGAGGAGTTTTCGAAAGAGTGGAAGGACGCTAACGATAAATGGAACGCCATGTGGGGCGTCAAAATTGAGCAGACCAAAGACGGTAAGCATTATGTCGCGGGTATTGGCCTCAGCATGGAGGATACAGAGGAAGGCAAACTGAGCCAGTTTCTGGTTGCCGCTAACCGTATCGCGTTTATTGATCCGTCTAATGGCAACACACGACCAATGTTTGTTGGTCAGGGCGATCAGATATTCATGAACGACGTGTTCCTGAAACGCCTGACGGCCCCGACCATCACCAGCGGCGGCAATCCTCCGGCATTTTCCCTGACACCGGACGGGCGGCTGACGGCGAAAAACGCTGATATCAGCGGTAACGTGAATGCGAACTCAGGAACGCTCAACAATGTCACGATAAGTGAGAACTGTACGATTAAGGGCATGCTGGAGGCGACCCAGGTCAGAGGGGATTTCGTTAAAGCTGTATCAAAAGCCTTCCCGAAAAAAGTCGGTACGTGGGGTAACACGGAAACGCCAGACGGGACGGTTACCGTCACCATCAGCGATGATCATAACTTTGACCGTCAGATTATTATCCCGCCCATTATCTTTAACGGTATAGCGTATACCGATCCGGGAAGTGGTAATAACCCGGGAGGTACAAGGTACACGGGTTATGGATTTGAAGTTCGCAAAAACGGCGTATTAATCGCATCCAGAGAAACTAAAGGGGCCATTCCCGGTAGTTACAGTGCGGTTATTGATATGCCGGGTGGCAGGGGAAGCGTCACTCTGGAGTTTAAGATTTTCCAGAAAGGCAATCAGGGGGCAGGCAATATCACCGACTGTACGGTGATTGTGACCAAAAAAGCGGCTTCCGGCATCAGTATCCGTTGAAATATTTATAACCCTAATAACGGGCGCCAGAAATGGCGCCTTTTTTATTTGTGGAGTGAGTATGGCAGTACAGATTTCAGGTGTACTGAAAGATGGTGCGGGAAAACCAATACAGAACTGCACCATTCAGCTGAAAGCCAGGCGCAACAGCATCACGGTGGTGGTGAACACGGTGGCTTCAGAAAACCCGGATGAAGCCGGGCGTTACACAATGGACGTTGAGTACGGTCAGTACAGCGTCATTCTGTTGGTGGAGGGATTCCCGCCGTCACATGCCGGGACCATCACCGTGTATGAAGATTCTCAGCCGGGTACGCTGAATGATTTTCTCGGTGCCATGACGGAGGAGGATGCCCGGCCGGAGGCACTGCGCCGTTTTGAACAGATGGTGGAAGAGGCAGCGCGTCACGCTGAGGAGGCGAAGAAGAATGCCGGAGAGGCAGAGACGTCAGCGAGGAATGCGGGTATATCAGCCGGCCAGGCGGAAAAGAGTGCAGTAAATGCTGAGA